AAATCCTTGCTGGTTGTAGCAGGGGTCACCAAAGATGAAGGGAGATAATACAATAGGCTCGGATATTACAGTAGACACGACAATCGTCCAAGTGTCCTCGACACCGCTGGAAAGAAGAGAGGCATCCTCATCACCTGTCTCGGCGTTGTTGTGGACGACAGTGTATGAAACAGGGAATGCTCCACGAGGCACTTGGTCGACATCGTAAGATGCTTGTGCGTAGTCCGCCAGAGGATTGTTATTGCTGGATACATACGGAGAAGCAACACTTCCTAAACCCGCAACTGCGTCGGCGTAGCGTCCATATGCTTGGTCGGGCAATACAGGGGTTGTGCTATTGTGTCTGTAAAGTTCTCTGCTGTCGTTCATTCTCATCAAGGATGGGAGAACATCTTGTGTGTTGATTGAAACAGTTGTATTATTAATTTGAGCGGTGGCAGTGCTAAACAAAGAGTTCAAAGGCAATGCTTGGAATGAGTCGGTCATTCCGTAATTCCACGCAGTCCGTAATGCTGGGACTCCAGTAATGGAGAGGGTCACAGTAAGACCTGTATTAATTAAAACATCTCTTCCTATAACAACATTCTCTGATGGGACTTGAATGTTGAAGATAATGGAGGAGTTTGAAGCACTTGTTGTGGGGAATTGCTGGTAGGTGGTCTGACTTGCTCCTGAGCGGACGGCGTAGTCAATATCATCGGTAATATCTCCGATTACAGAGTCACGAACGAGAACGGTTTTAAAGGACGACATCTTTATAACTTATACGAAGATAAAAAATCTGCGTATAAATTGAAATTATTTTTTTATTCCTACAATTCCTAAATTCCTAAACTATTATCCCTGTTTGCCACCTCTGGACTTGTATGCTTCTTTTTTCAAGAACGCCAGTTTGATGGTTACCGCCTCGCCAGAGTTGATGCGGTAAGGGATTAACTCCCCCGTTTTAGTGCGGTAGAATATGCTTAAATCCACATTAAACAGGGGGCGGTTTCCGTATAAGGTGACTAAACGATACTCCGCCCGAGGGGTATATACTATATTCGGTCTGTATTGTCCGTTATCCGTCACCATATCCGTTATAATGTTGGCGATGTTGCTATTGTTTCCACCGAAGGTGACTGTCTGTGCGTCATCATACACCAACGGAGTGCTTACTTGGTTGCTCTGTATAGGTAGGGTATTACTCGTGAAAACTATTGCTGTAATAGGCGACCAGTTCGCAATCGTGCTAATCTCTTGATACAGAGCAATTGCCCTATATGTTGTAAAAGTGGCTGGTGGGACTGGGGTGGGTTGAACTGGCGTAATGGTTAGTAGATTGACCGCCCCCACCACTGGGATAATCAGTTGGAAGTTCTTACCATCGACTACTCCTCTATATCCTAAATACTCGGCAGGGAATGAATTGAATAGACCATATAATGGGGCGTTGAAATAGATGCGGATGTTATCAATATTTATACCTCCTTTATCCACAGAATATCCTGCTTCATCGCCATACAGCACCGCTTGATTGGCGGTCGTGTCCCAGTTCAAAAAAGGAGAATATGGGGTGGGAAGAGACACTCCTCCTGCCGCCGTTGCTGCTGATAATGTATTAAACGCATCAATTAGTGCTAAATTAATCATATAAATCCAGTAAGAGTATGAATAGCAGTTGTAGTATCCAGTAGTATTGTTCTGGATGTTATTAACTGTTTGGTTGGGTGGTAGAGGGACGGCAGCACTCTGGTCTGGGGGTATCCAAGAAATATATGTCTGTCCTGATGTATATGTAGTGCCTAAAACTGGGTCGTCGTATTCAAGGGTCACCGAATAAATGGTCTTGTTCCTGTCTGCTTGGTTAGGTTCAATACTGGGTATAAATACAGGGAGCGACCCAGTTTCCATCGTAAATCGTAGTATGGAGAGGTAGTATTCTTCAGGATTGCTAATAAAGGGCATTGTTCGTTGCTCGTTGAAGAAGAACACAGGTGGCGTTGTGGTTGTGCTTTGGAAGTTGCTGACTGTAATATCAAAATACACTTGGTCTGGACTCGCATCATTCTTAACTGGGTTCAACTGCGACATTCTATATATTGAACGGAGATTATAATTCTGTATTCCTAAACATATTTTAATGTAATTTTAAACATTGTTAGGCATTTTTTTAATTCTTGTAGCGTGTATTTTTCGTATGGCGGAGGGTTGATACGACCAATGCTCTTGTAATAATCGGCTAATACAGGCAGTATATCCTCTCGTTTCAATTCCTTTTCTTTCATATACTTCTATTTAGATTATTTCTTTTGTCGTTGAACGAATATTTTGTTGAAATCTTTTTGTAATTCTACTAAATTATCACAGAGGTCGGAGGATGAACCCCACAGAAGTCGTGCCGAGAATAGAGCAGGACTGGGTATTAAATTGTCTATTAGTTGCTTCTCGGTTGAGTTGCCGCAGTGCCTCGCCCAGTATGCCGTCCTTTTTTTAGTGTCTTGGTGGTCTAAATAGGTGCTTCCACCATCGTATCCAAAGTCGTATATCTTCACATCATCTCCCTCTTGGATTTTAATCCTAAACCTTTTATTTAGTTTAGGCGACGCAATTAAATCTAATATTTCAATCGGCATTATTATATTATATACTATTATTATATATAGTGATGAAAGAACGAAAAGTGGAAGATATTAATAATGCGGTGGGAGATGTAATCAACCAACTCGCCGTCAAGGGTCGCCGCAGATTAATCGGGTCTAACTCGCTACGAGCAATGACCTACGGAGCGGATTACGATGCCGAGGCGTATCCAAAACAAGACCGATGCTCCGCCGTGGCTCGGCTTATTAAAGAAGCCTATTTTAAAACCTCGAAGAACAAGGATGTATGGATTACCGACTTTAAGGCGGGATGGGATGAACGTCTCGTGTATCGTGGGGATTTTTCAAAGCACAGCGTCGAGGAATACTTGGAGAACCCGCTTATACCTCCCGCTTACAAGAAAAAAATACTGGGTGCTACAGGGGACGAGCAAGAGAAGTTGATAAATGACCTCTGGAAACTACGCTGGGACGCTCCTGCGATGCGTCGTGGATATGTTATATTAATTGACGGACAAAAAAAGTATTTCAAAGACGCTATAATGGATATGACCCCCGCCAAGATTGACCTTGTTATCAAGGTGGGTAATCAGTTCGCCGAGGTAAGCGAGAACTACTACATTACCTGCGACGGCAAAAAGAACTGGAACACCAAGCCAGACCAGAGCGACAAGGAGCAGGAGTTTGAGGAAGAAATACGCTACTATACAAAGATTAATAAATTTAAGGCATTGAAGCGTCTATTCTCTCTCTTACAATACGAAGGCAAGGATAAGAACAAAAACAAGTTAGACCGCCTCGTTGAATTCTTTAATAGCCAAGTGGGATATGCTAATAAAATCAAAAATGAACTGGACGTGTTAGAGAGCGTATTAGAGCAACCTCGCAGACCAAAATGGTCGGATATAGAAGCCAATCTACAATTTATTAAAGAGCAATTCTCCCAACTCTACAAGGTGGATATTAACAACAGTGTATTTAAATATATTGACGGCATCACAGCCAAGACCGCTCCCTCTAAAATAAAAAAAATACGGGACGACTTGGCGGAATTGGTTAATAAATACTCCACCTCATTCCTCGCCGAAATGATGAGATAAAAAATAGTGTATTATATATAATGGCGTTGAGCGAGGTATTCTGGACTATTTTTTTAACAACAATGACGGGGTTTATATTAAAATTAGCCAGTATGGCGTATAAATCCAAGTGTAAAAGTTGTAAAGTATGTTGTATTGAAATTATTCGGGACACTGAAGCAGAAGCAGAAATAGACGGATTACAAATAACCACTCCTCCTCCTCCCAGTTCTCCTCGTGAAAATTATCAGTTATAGGAATGGATTGGTGTTTAGGATTATTTAATACAATATAATTATCTCTTATTATATTATATGTCGGGTTCTTTCTATTCATTAAATTCTAAATACAACTCACTACTCGCACAATTAGCGGATATACAGTCAGGAGGATTGCCACCACCACCAAACCAAAACTTGTCGAGTGTTCTCACCACAGGGAACAACGCAGCCTCCCAGAATATTATTAATCTCGGGTCAGTCCAGTTGAAGGCTGGAGGCGGTGGTGCGATTACTTTTCAAGACGGCACTTCCCAGAATACCGCATTTACAGGCGTAGCACCGACCCCCAACCTCGCATCAGTTTTAGCAGTAGGCAGCGATGCCGCATCGGGAAGTATTACAGGGTTGGTAGGTATTCAAAGCCCCAGCGGGACACCATTATCACTCGTCGGTTTAAACGGACAAGATATTAACATCGTCGCCTTTCCACAGGGCATTAATCCAAGTGGAACAATCAATATACAGACCTACGATGGTGTCGCTAATCAATTATTTTCTTTTGATGGATTATCCCTCGACATTCCAGCGACAGGTTCTTTATCGTGGGGTGGCGGTTCTAAAATAGAAGAAGTCAGTGGCGACCTTGAACTCGGTGGAGGAGGCGGTAATGTTATTATAGATGGCGACTTGGTATTAGCAAATGGTGCGGGTGGGTCGCTTGTATTCCAAGACGGAACTATCCAAAATACCGCCTATACAGGGGCTGCTTTACCAGTTATTAGAACCGCCCAAGACGCAACCAATAGTATCATTCAAGACCAAGTAATAGATGCGGAAGGTAGAATGACGGCATCTAATATTTATAATGGTGGATATGGCGGAGCAGTAGGTGCTCAATATTTACCAATAGACCCCTTACCAAAATATCCTTTATTGTGTGGAGTTTATCAAAATTATATCAATTCCGCCACACTCACAAATTGGTATAACTATACAGGATATAGTGATAATTCTACACTATCTATAAGAATAAACAATTTATCTCAATATGACCGATTTTTTGACCCTATAATAGTGAGATTAAATATTGCTTTTATATTTTCAACCAATAGTAATAATAGTCCTCCCTTTCCGTATAATGCTTTTGGTAATTGGAGTGGTAATGTAGTATTCTATCCAGATTGCTTACGAGTTCCAAGCACAATAGACGCATCAATACCAGTAGCAAGTAATAACGCATTAACCAAGTTTTTTGATTTAATAACAAACGATATTTTAACCTCTTATACAGCAGGAGTAGCAGGATATACCTCAACATTCGGTTTAGTAGGTGGGCCGCCTTTTGTTCCTCAACCTGTATTTTGTCCGCAAGGAAGGTCTATATGGGCGTATGGTATTCAAACTGACGGAATTGATACTGGTAATCTACAACTATATCCTTTTGTAGTAGATACAATCAACGATTACGCCATTCTATCCGTTGTAATGAAAAACCAATATGTATATAGTGGCTATCCACAATCCTATAATTCGTCTATAACCGCTGAACTGGTATGTGCTGGAAAACAAGCAGTATCAAATATAAGTTTTATTGTTTAGGACAATTCCGTTTGTAGTCGGTGAGACAATTCTTACGGCTATTTTTTGCTAACCATTATAAAAAAATGAATAACTTTTTAGGATACTTCTATAAGCAACACACAGCCCCAATTTTGTATAAAAAATTGAATAACTTTTTAGGATACTTCTATAAGCAACACACAACCCCAATTTTGTATAAAATTGATTTAATTTTATACAGACTTCTATAAGCAACACCACAACCCCAATTTTGTATAAAAAATTGAAGTGCTTTTTAGGATACTTCTATAAGCAACACACAACCCCAATTTTGTATAAAATTGATTTAATTTTATACAGACTTCTATAAGCAACACCACAACCAAAATGGAGTCCGAAGATAAGAAATGCGTTATATGCTTTGAGTTTAGCACCACAATGACCGA